CATCACAACTTAGGTATTGTACTGATGTATTTTCTCCAGCAATAGCTCCTACTTTGAAAGTTTCGGAGTAGTCACTTATTGTGCAGCCCCGGTATACCCTGATAGTTGTGTTCGTTATCTTATCAATAACTTCCATGTCCAGAACACCACGGTCAAGAATCTCTTCACCCAAGGCAGCAACTCCTGCCTTTGCTAGATCGCTTTTTCTTAGTAGATAACGCTCAAGGGTAAAAGAACCCTCATATCTGTTTTGAACGTGTTCCTGAGGCATAATGGAACCTATCTCGTAGATTCCCTCTGTACCAAATGAACGTTTGCCGTCCAATCCCTGTGCTCTACCTACTGTAACACCTTTGTATTTAATCAGTATGGTATTGCCAGTGTGTACAGTTTGATCAGTTTGACTTGCCATTATTCATTCCTCCTTGATTACATTACGATGCTGCTGCATCTGTTGTCAGATTTTCTGAGTAGAAGTGAGACTTAATCAGAACAAAGTTTGTAGGTTCAGCAGGAGCAACGGAGTACTCAACCCATACAGCTCCGTCTTGCTTATAAACATTAACGTCCTTGTAAGCAACTATGATTTCATCCTTGACACGTTGTTTAAGGATTGACAAAACATAGTTCTTTGCAGTTGTAAGAGTAGCCGTAGTAGTTCTCTTGCCAGTTAATAGGCCGTCAAGTTGCTCACGGACATCCTTGTTAATCTGATCAGAGGTAATGCCAACAGCTCTTTCTACGTACAATGGGTCAGTGCTGGAAGTATACGTTGTGATATCCTGCACTAATCTGACTGAAGAAGCTGAAAAGCTGTCGTCAGAGATTATGAATTCAAACGTAGTAACACCAGAATTGATCAGAGAAGAAATTTCGTCGGGTTCAAGCTCTTTTTCAATTCCGCTTACATTGTAGGTGTCATGAGTTGCAGACTCACCGTCTGGTAAAAACGCTGCACGTCCAGCATGTTGCGCAGCAAGAATATATGCCGGATACAAAGTGGTCACGCCATTTTCATCTGGATCATAAAATCCAGGGTAGACATATTGAATCCTGTCGTAATCAAATCTCATGGCATTGGCGATTGCCAATTCAACTGTTAGGCCATTTGCGCTTCCGCAGGTCATACGTCTTTCTTTTCCCATGCTTTCAGACATATTCTTTACATGGTCAGAGCACTCTGCAATTATGCTTAGGTCATCTGTAAGCGGAGTGATATAAGAAATGCGATACCGGGATAACATATCAAAGAATTCTACCCAGGAGATAGGAGTTTTGCCCTCAGAACCACCTATTAAAGAGGTATATCCATAATTGGCAAATGTTCCTGATTTGCTTACAGCTGTACCAATAAGGTTGCTGGATTGATACTTCAGTGTTTTGGTAATATCAGCCAATAACCCGGTTACATCAACTGCAGGCTCAGACACCTTAATCGATTTTTTGTCTACGGCATCCATGTCGCATACAGTAAGTTCTGGGTTGTAAGAAGTGTACAGTGTTACATTGTAGTTTTCAAACCCGGACATATAAGTGACAAAATACTTCAGGCTCTTGAAAGTCTTAATATCTAAATTGATATCCAAGTCAACTACAGCTGTAGCAGAATCAGTTCCTACATAAGTTTGAAGCTTGATAGCGTTTCCATTGCCATCTGTGATAATAGACAGGGCAGCATAGGCAGCAGCTCCACTATATCTAATCGAGAACATTCCACCTAGGTTGTCGTAAGTTTCATAGGTGTCTGACTTACCGTTGTAGATAGTCAGTTTTTTCGTAGAACTATGAGTGCCATCAGTAATTTTATGCTGAATTCTGTTAGCGTCATAGCCCCAGTCAGCAGACTCAAACTTGTATACTATGTCAGTAGCTTTTATGGCTACAGAGCATGGAATTAAGAATGTGTCCATAGAAGTATATTTTCCTGTTCCGAAAGTAACAGATACTCCGTCAATAAGAACTGTTGCACCAACTGGCATGAGAACAGAAGCATCAAGACGGTACTTTGTTTCATCTGCAAGACACCAGTTGTATGAGCATAAAGCAGCATCCTGTGTGCCATCGCTTGTAACCACGATTTTTATAGTGGAATTTTTGACACCTGTAAAGGCGCCAGTGGCAGTTACTACTCCAGTAGTACCAGCGTTAACAGAAGAAACAACCCCACCAATCTTTGCTTCAGAAGCAACACTGGAATTGATTAAAGAGCTACCTTTCAAAGCAGCGTTTGTTCTGATGCATGCAATAACATTTGCACCGCCCAGATCAAGTCCCTCTTTGGTTTTGGTAACAGGATTCCAAGCTTTTTGACATGCTTTCAAGAGTTCTCCGCTTTTCAGGATACTCTTGGCCACACTGGGTTCAGAGAAAAATTGAACCACACCTGGTTCGCCACCAGAGCACTCGCCTACCAGAGCAATTACTTTAGCACCTGTAGATGACTTTGTGCTTGTCATAGTAGAGTCAACCATGGAGTACGCTCCAGGTTGAGTGATTAATTTGCCATTAAAATATACGCCCTTTGTACTAGACATGTTGTATTATCCTCCTTTGATTATCGTCTTGTGTTGTATGCCTCAAGTTTTTTGTTCCAATCTTCTTCAGACATAAATTCTATTCCATTCAGATACATCTTGAAACCTGCCAGAAACTCTTTTCTGAATCCCTTGTCTAAGATAAATTCCTTGTAGTTCATTTTTCTGGCACTCTTGGCTACTACAGCCACCTGAACGGAGTCCTGTGAATTACCACTTGTTTCTGCATTGGATGTAGCTGCCTTAATTGAAGCCCTATTGGTATTTTCGGACATTTGATTTACCTCCTATCTTTGTGTCTATTGTTAAATATCTGAGCCATTGCCAGTAAGTTTATACCCAGTGTTTACCAAGTTTACATTATCAATAGTAGTGTTAACTGGTACTTGACCCTCATCTTCGCCTATTTTAGACTCTGTATCAAAGAACAAGTTTTCGTATCTGAATGTTATTATAAGCTCACGACGGTAGACAAACGATGTGAAATAATCTGGTACAGGCTCTAGATCAGAACCTGATAGCTTAGGAAGTATAAACCCGTCTGATAACATCTTTTTTCTGGCTGACAACAAGCACCACTTTGCGATTGTATACATGTAAGATGTTAGATCACCGTTGTCAGTCCAGCATTCTACTCTGTAGTTTGAATCCATGTAAGTGCTATCCATGACATACTGAGTTAGAATATCAGTTTCACTATAGTCCTGCTCATAGTCATCAATATTGTCACCTAGTCCTATAGGAGATTCCTGCTCCCCGGCTATTGTTATAATAAAGCATGGAAGAGATTGAACTTCACGTGGAAACCCTAAAAGAACTTTTATGTCTCTTTTCATGATAAACTCTGTTAACGAACTCAAAGTTTCTTTGCTACTTAGTGTTCCAAATATTTTGGTAATTAACTCAGGGTTAGCTTTTAGAAAACTTAGTTTTTCTTTCATAACCCCTTGTAAGTAACTGTCAATTAACGGAATCAACTTTACACCCCCTATAGTTTAATGCCCTGTAAACTTCTGTCCAAGTTTTTAGCAAGGGTATCCATAGCAAAAGATGCCAGTTCATCTGCTATCTTGACACCTACAAACCCTGGATGCTGCCACGATGAAGAATCAGAGTTATTAGAAACCCTACGAAAAGTAACATACTGTGACTGCTTAGTCCCTCCACTATAGGTTTTAACAATTCGGGTTAGACCATCATTAATATTTGTTTTATGCTGATATCCTGTCCAACTCTGATCAGCCCCACCTTTGACAGATAAACTTTCATTATCTGCTAACTTTCTGGCTTGGCTATAGATATCTTTTGTCATCGAGTTCCCATACATAAAAGCACCTGGTGTAGAATGCCTAATTGGTATAGTCAGGTACCAGCCGCCATTTTTGGTAACAGTCTTTTTACTAGACTTCTGAAACCCTGACTTTATATCAAATGCTGAAAAGCCATTCTCTAGCATGTTTGGGAATTTTCCGAATAGTTCTACAGCACCAGAGAAGCTATCTCCACCAAATGGGTAGATAACAGAATTAAAGTCAAGTCCCATTAGATATAACGGCCTAGAAGACTTAAGTTTCTGCTGAGCCAATGACTGCCATTTATCTTGAACAACTGCCAAAGAGGTTACTAGAGCAGATTGGACAGCCCCTACAATCTTAGGTGCAAGTAAATCGTCAATACTTAGTCCATTTTGGTCTAGATCAATGTGTAAACTAACACTCATGAGCTATCCTCCTTGTCTGTTAAACTGTAGTATCATCTGGTACACTATCTGATATACCATATCTGAAGTCTTCCCGGTGTAACTGATACTGCTTTGGCAATTCCTTGAAGTGTTCTTCTGTTGACTTGATTACTGAATACGTTGCTCTAAGTTCATGTAGCAGATCAACAACTAAGTAGCTAGGAGTGGTCATGTACAGGATACTCATGTTAACCCGTGTAACTGGTGGCTCTCCCAGTAGCTTAATATGATATCTGTCATCTGATACCACAAAGTCCATGCTTTCCTGATACATGTCATCGTCTTTTAAAAGGTAAATAACTTGTTTCAAGTCTTTAAATGTAGTAGGTGACACCCCTTTGGACTCTGGTAAAAAGGTTAGTCTTTCTGAGAACTTGCATACAAAGTCAGGAAAACTTAACCTGTCATGAAACCCCATGATAATATCACTAGGTGGAGTAGCATAAGCTGTTCCACTTTCTCGTATTCCCAGACTCTCTGATTGAACCTTGCTATTGAATGAAGATACTACCACCCGGATATCTTGCTTTGGCATATACCTGAATCCACTGCCATGACAAATAGGACAGTTGAAGTCTGGTTGCCCGGAATCCTGAGTTATACACTGACAAACAACTGCTTGTTCATACTGACACTTGATGCCCTTTTGCGCTATTATCTTGTCATAGTTTTCAGCTATAAAATCAACTCTGTTATCCAATATACCACCCCATGTCTAAAGGACTACCATTCTAATACCAGCATATGCCTGGCGTAGAATGGCTGTCAGAGTCTCTATGTCCTTGCGGCATTCTTCAATTCTAGCAGCTGACCCACCGTAGATTCCAGATTTAGTTGTCCCAATGCTCTGAGACAATCCGTCTATGCTGACTGAACTTGAGGCAATGCCAGCTCCGTTCAGTAGGTCACCCCATACCTGTAGAATGCTAATTGTAGCTTTTTTGTAGATGTACTCTTTTAAATGAGACGGCAGGTTTGTCTCATCCATCCCGGCAGTATAGTCTACAGACCACATTTGAGGAGCATAGTCAAACATATTGGAAAGTCCAAATATAGCTCCAGACTGCGTTATGATCAAAGCAGAAGAGTTTCCAGAACTGGGGAACATTTGAATCTTTCCTGACATTTTATCAATCTTTAGCCAATCAGTAGGAATTTCAAATGATGGTCTTGTACCATACATTAATTTTAACGACTTGACTGCCATGATAGGCCGTTTCCACAGTTGTATATATCCCCAGTTCATATAATCGTTTCTTTCATAATCATGTGGTTCATCTACTATTTCCCTTTGCTCTAAGCATATGTCAAATAGAGCTTCAGTTGCGCTTATAGCAGAATTGATATAAGATGCTAACAAGGAATCTGGAAACGGGTTTCCTTGAAAGTCTGTGAGGTCAATGCCAAACAAGTAGGTATTTTTTAGTTCTTTTATGGTAAATCCAGCGTTTATAATAGGTGTTTCATCTTCAGCTGGAACTACAGTATCTCCCATTAGGGTTGAAGAAGACTCAGACAAATTCACAGGCTCTTCAACCTGGCCTGTATCAATTGTCTCTCCAATTTTAATCATAATACCCTCTTTTCTTATGCTAAGATAGCATCAATCAACGGAATCTTTTTGGTAAGGTCAGTAGTGTCAATCCCTTTATCTTTAGCAATCTTTTTGAGGGCAGGAACTGTAAGGGTGTTAAGATAGTCTTTATCAAGCGGAACATCTGACGGAATTTCTACTTCGTCGGAGTCTTGGGTTTCTTCATCTAACTCAGGAGTACCCCCTGCGTTTGCCTGTTGATCATCTACTGAGTTTTCATCGTCTTCCTGGTTAACTTTGTTGTCATCAGGTGATAATGACTTAGGAGCTTCAGGGGTCACTATATCAAACCCCTTTAATTCGGATAGCATAGTTGCTACTTCGTCCTCTAGCTCTATAAGCCCATTATTGTCGAATATGAGCTTGCCAAATCCTGTAATTAGAGCTTTGCCAGCCTGTAGTTTGTTCTGGATAGTTGTCATGATAATCTCTCCTTTAATAAATAAAAGGGCACATAAGGGATTTACCCTATGTACCCTTAGTAAGTCAGTTTATTTCAAACTGCTGATATGATTAGACAATGATAGACGTTGGAGTACCTTTGATGTTCTTGAACTTCATCCATTTCTTAGGAGCAAACAGTTGAGGAACACCGTAAATCAGAATCATCCAACGGATAGCTGGCCCAAGCGTTGCAAGGTTCATTTTCATGATCGGAGCAAGTTGTTTAAAGGTCAGTACTTCTGGAGTAAACTCACCCATGAACGATGTGTAGGTGTTCGGCATAGTTTCATTGGAGTCAACAAACGACGTAACGCCAGATGCTGAAACACTAGCAGCCGGGACATCAGCGATTTTATACATTGCAGTTCCGTCTTTTTCAGTTCTATAAATAGAATAGAATTCTGGAGCTGCGACCATGGAAGCCGAGTTGGTGATAGTTACTGTAACAACCTTATTCAAGTCAGCAGTAATAACAGCAACAGGAGCAGTAGCCATAGTTGGTACAGATTCACCAAAACGGTTGCAAGCAGTAACAGCATAGTTGTATGTGCCAGTACCACTATTGATGAATTCAGATACAACGTTAGCAGGAGCTGCGCCAAGAACAAGAGCTACAGTAGCCGGGCAAGTAGGAGCTTTTGTGCCACCGTTGCCAGAGTTGTTCAACGGTTTTGTTTTCTGCAAGAACAAGTCAGGCTCAAACGTAACCGCACCGCCAGTAGTTTGGAACTTGTTAACGACTAAGCCAGCCTGGTAGCCTTGACCCTGAGTAGGCATGATAACACGCTCTTTAGGGAAGTACTCATTGCTGAAAGTAGCCAGAGTTTCAAACGGCATAAACAAATCAGTTGGCGTACCATAGTTTTCAAGAATCATCTGCGCGCCAGTATTGATATCTGTATTCTGCAGGTCATTGCCCTTAAGATTCACAGTATTGTCTTTGTCGATCATCTTATTAAGACCATCGAATTGGACACCCTCTTTACCCGGAGCAGCAAGAGAAGAGTCACCCCAGAACAATCCCATTTCAAGCTGCTTCATCAGCCACAAAATACCATTCTGGTTTTCACGAGCGATTACGTCACCATGTGCAGAACGTACAAGTGTCATAGGATGCGTAACTTCACGGGTTGTTCCCAGGAACTTTACAAAGGAAGCTTGACGTCTGTATTCAGAATCATCTGTTTCCGGTAGCATTCCCTCTGGAACAAAGCCGCCTGAGTTATTACCATAGCTGAGTAACTGATTGTATTCCTCAACGGTGGAGTAAGCAGGTGTTTTCGAGATTTTCTTCCAGAATTTAACATGCTGATCAGAATAAGTAAGCACTTTCAAGCTGTTCTCAAGGCTTTCAACCTGTAGTGCAGCACCGTTTACTTGACCAGCTACGCCATCTGCATAACCATAATTGCCAGTGTCAAGAGCTTTGTTTAGATTCGATACATCGCCTGAGTTACCGAGTCCAAAACCTTGACCAAAATTTTCATAATCATTCATTGATACCATGTTCGCACTCTCCTTTGGATAAGTTTTAGTTTATTAACTAGTCTATCTGAATACTATTTGCATTTGCTGGAAACCAGACTCTGCAAACTTGCTCTAAGCGGAGCACCTGACTCATATGATATAATATCTGTAGCTGTAACAGATGGATTACCTGCGTACAGTTCCTGGTTCAAAACTTCCATAACCTGGCCTTTGGACAGTGCACTAATATCATCAACCGCGCCATTCAATGACTTATTGAAGTTTTTATCCAAAACTTGGATATCCTTTACAGACTTTCTTACACCTGCTGGCTGTGTAGAAATTTCTTCAAGGCTGGACATAATCTTGCTGAACCCGTCTTCCATAGACTTCTTCAGGCCGACATTCTCTGCTTTAACAGCAGTGAGTTCTTTGGACATAGACTTAGTCATACCAATAGTAGCTTGCATGGCTTTAGCAAGAATCTCAGTGTGACCTTTACTATCTGAGCCCAATGACTGTACTTCAAACTGAGTTTCAGCCAGGCTCTTAGAAAGAATCTCAACGATACTGGTAAGGAATTCAGAGGCATCCATGCCTTTTTTAATTTCATCAAGGCTTTCAAACTCACTTTGTAAGGACTTCTCAACGTCATCCTTTTTAGCTGGTTCTTCCTCTGTGTCTTCTGTATTTGTCTCTGCAGCCTTTTCAGGGGTTTCGTCTGTAGCAGTTTTTTCTGCTTCTTCTGGTTCTGCATCAGGTTCTTTTTTAGCCTTTTTCTTTGCTGTTTTCGGTGTGTTCTCAGCGATTTCTTCTGGCGTTGCTGTCTTAGCTGCTTCCTCTGGCTCTGTTTCAGGTTTTACAGATTTAGCAAGTAATTCATCAGCAATAGAATCCAGCTCAGTTAAACTTTTTGTTAGTTTCATATTTAGTCCTCCTCGTATTTGACAAGCTTATTGATTAAGTCAAGTGAGTCAACTCTTGACAAACCTTTAGTCAACTGAAAATACAAGACAAGTTCATCTGCATCTAAAGACTTTGACAAACCTAACTTATCTTTTAAGCCGTTTAAAGATTTACTGGCTTCTTCATCCCCACCTAATGCCTTTGCAAGTACTTTGAATGCTGATTCCAGAGACTCTGGTTTGAGACAGGCTCCAGTGTTTATTTCACCAATAGGAGACGTGTAACCAGCTTCCATGGACTTATCAAAGTTCTCATCAGTGGAAAAACTTTTAACAAGGGCATCCCAGGTGGCGTTAGGATTTACTGGGTTAGGAGTGATAGCAACATTATAAACTTTGGCTTTAATGATTCTACCATCTTTGTCTCTTGCTAAGGTTTTTCCCTCAACTGAGAACCCCAGTCTCCTAGGAGCATTGCTTTTGACAAGGTCAACTGCTATGTCCCATAAACTTTTTGCTAATGGAACTGCAGGCAGTAGAAGCCCCTCAACATAAAAACCTTGTGGCCTGATTTCTGTTTTTAACTTATCAGGATACCCAAGGATTTTAGTGTTATCATGGTCATAGTTAAACCACCCAAAGTTGACAAAGTCAGTGATGTCTAGCCCTTTTTGGATGATCTGATCATCTTGGCGATCTTTATCAGAAGTAGAAGCAAAACCTCTAATTCTCATTTCTCCACTTGAAGATTCAGACTTGGAGATATCCATAGGTACAAAAAAAGTAAAATCATTATTTACATCAGGCATTTTTTCACCACCTTTCATATATAATTATCTGTATACAAGCAATACAACTTTACTGTTAATCA